CGGCGCGGCCGGCATGGTGACCGTCGTTTTTTTTGAGAAGCGAAGCGAAGGAACACCCCGCGCCCACCGTTTTTGGTTCCCCACAAAACAATAAAAAAAGCCCGAAAATAGGGACGGCACCCCAAAATCAGGCTATGAAAATGCTTCAAACAGGGAATATACACCATTACTGTGATTGGAGCAATTTCTCATGACAGGTTTCGAGGGCTTGGAGAACGCGGGACTGATCGAAGGACCGCAGGAAAAGGCCACACGGGAGTTCATCAAGGAGTACCGGGACGGCAAGGCCGAGAACCCGATGGCCGACTTCATCTATTCATCGATGCTGAGCATCGCCCGCAACATCGACGTGCAGAACGCGCGCGGCCGCGAGATAAGCCGCAACATGACCAGTCTTCTGGGCTATATCCAACAGCTCGAGGGCATGTACGACACGATGGACGACGACCCCGAAATCACCGAACTGCTGGGCAAGGCGGCGCGATGAACCACGACCAGCCGCCATCCTTGCAACCGCGCCACGCGACCGCGCGTAACCAGGAACGCGCCACCGACGGCGCTCTCGTGGCCAGGTTCAGCGAACTGCTGGGCAAGCCACTCATCCCGTGGCAACGCCAGGTCATCGATGTCATCAGCGAGATCGACCCGTCCACCGGCACCTACTGGTACGACGAACTCGTGCTCACCGTCCAACGACAGGCGGGCAAGACCACCATCACCAAAAGCTACGACGTGCGCAACTCGTTGTGGGGGCCGGACCGCAAGACCTGGTATCTCGCCCAGACCGGCAAGGACGCCAACGACCAGTTTCGCGATTTCGTCAAATCATGGCGCAAATCGAGACTGCGGAAACTCGCCAAACCACCCCGCCTGAGCAACGGCAGCATGGCCTTGGAGTTCAAGAACGGCAGCCAGCTGAGGCCGGGCGGCGCGACCGAGGCGGCCGGCCACGGCGTGCAGGGCGACCTGATCAACGTGGACGAGGTATGGAGCCTGTCAAAACAACAGGCGAAGAACCTCAAGGACGGTTTCATCCCCACGACCACCACGCGCCTGAAGCTCACCGGCGTGAGACCGCAGATATGGTGGACGAGCACGGAGGGCAACGCCAGCAGCGAGTATTTCAACGACCGCCTGGACAGGCTGAGGGCCGGCGATATCCCCGACCGTACCGCGTTCTTTGATTTCGGCATACCGTTCGATGCCGACCCGGAGGATCTCGAAACCATATGGCGATATCACCCGGGGGCCGGTTATTTGTTCGATTTCGACCAATTGGCCGGGTTCCGCCGTCAGTTCGACGACGACGCGGAGGGTTGGGCGAGGGCGTTCGGCAACATCCGCGACGCCGGCAGCACAGACAGGGCCATCGACTCCCTGCTGTGGGCCGACACCATGGACGAGCCGGTCACGCCGGAGCATGGGATGCGCGTGTGCTTCGGCGTGGGCGTGCCCCTGGACGCGACCCACACGGTGATAGCCGCCTGCATCGGCGTTGGCGGGGGACTGCCGCCGCTCGTGCAGATCGTTGACGACCTGCCGGGCACCGGCGAATCGCCCGCGAGACTGCTGGCCCTCCAAAACGACTACAGGGCACCGGTATGCATCGACCCGCGCGGCCCCTCCGCCGCCTTGGCCGATGTGCTCGCCAATGCCCATGACCCGCACACGTTCGAGCGCGTCTACCGGCTGTCGGACATGAGGGCGGCAGATGCGGTGACGGCCCCGCAATCGTTCGTAAGCGCGTTGGAGCAACATAATCTCACGCACGCCTCGGACAGGCTGGCCGACGAGCAGGTGTGCAGGGCCACGAAACGCAAGAGCGGCGACGCATGGCTGTGGAACCGTTCGGCCGGCGACGTGAGCGCGTTGGAGGCCATGACGATGGCCTACTGGGGATACATGCACCTGCCCGAATGGGAGGCCGACGATATCCAGGTCTTCTGACGACATGCCGCTGGATGCCGCCCAATGCCGCTGGATGCCGCATCGTCATGGACAGAACCGGCCGCGCCGGTGCATGGTTGGGGCCATGAATCTCGTGGAACGCCTGCTCAACCGGATGGCACCGGCCTACCGCGCGGCCACCGGACCGGAAGGCCCGCTGACGACCCCGCCGGCCCGTACCCCGGCCGACCGCGACGTGCTGCACTACAGCACCGTGTTTCGCGCCGTCCAGATTCTGGAGACCAGCATCGCGGGGCTGCCCCTTCGTCAGTTGCGCGATGGCGTGGAGATCGTGCCCCAACTGCCGATAATCTCCCGCCCCGACCCCAACCGTCATCGCAGCGAGTTCGTCCGTCTGACCGTGGGCGACATGGTGGTGCGGGGCGAGGCGTTCTGGCTGAAATTGAGAGGCCTGGACGGCACCGTGAAAGGTCTGCGCGTGCTGCCCGCCTCGTTGGTGAGCATCACGGACCTGAGCGGCGACCCCGCGAACCCGTGGAAGCAATACGGGTACATGGGCAACGTCTACCGCGATGAAGATATCCTTCACCTGCCGTTCGTGAGCATTCCCGGCAGACTGCATGGACTGGGACCCGTGGAGGCCGGCCGTGCGGAAATCAACGGTGCCATGGACGCGAGGGATGCGAAGGCCATGTGGTTCGACGAACCCGCCCAGCCGTCCGGCATCCTCTCCACGGACAAGATGATCAACGACGAAATCGCCACCAACACCAAGCAACGGTTCGAGAAGAACATGAAGGGCGTCAAGGTCATCGGCGGGGGCATGACCTACACGCCGTTGCTGCTCAGCCCGTCCGACATGCAGTATCTGGAAACCCAGAAATTCGACACCACCCTGCTTTCCCGACTGTTCGGCATCCCGCCCAAGCTCATGCTCGCCGAATCCGGTTCGAGCCTGACCTACAGCAACGTGGAACAGGAATGGAGCCAGTTCGCTGACTTCACCCTCAACGCCTACGTGCAGCCGATGAAGGACGCGCTGAGCATGGTGATACCACGCGGCCAGACCATCGATTTCGGCTGGGACTCGTTCCGCCGTTCGGACACGAAAACCCGCATGGAGACCTACAAGATCGCTATCGAGGCCGGCGTGATGACCGTGGACGAAGCCCGCTCAAGGGAGAACATGCCCCCGCTCGGAGGCTCACAGGAAGGAACAAACACCGATGAAGCATGAAATCGGATTCAAGGGGCGAATGCTCGCCCGCTCCGAGGACGACGGTGACGGGCGCACCATCGAGGGCGTGGCCGTGCCGTTCGGCGACGTCATCGACGTGTGGGGCGAACGCGAGACCTTCGACCCCGACACCGTCTTCGAGGGGCTCGACTCCGCGAAGCTCTACTACCAGCACGACACCCTTATCGGCTCCATCACATCCGGCGAGAACCGCGAGGACGGCCTGCACATCACCGCGCGCATCGCGGACACCCAGCAGGGGCGCGACGCCGTGGCCCTGCTGGACGAGGGGGCCCTTGATTCGCTCAGTGTGGGCTTCGTTCCCATCGAGGACCGGAAGGACAAGGACGGCGTGACCCATCGCAGGAAGGTCCGGCTCTTGGAGACCAGCCTCGTGAGCTGGCCGGCCTATGAAAACGCGAAACTCACCAACCATCGCAACAACAATCAGGAGGAAACCCCAATGACCGAACAGGCCGAGAAATGGACCGAAGCCCTGGCCAAGCTCACCAACCGCCAGGACGAACAGGCCGAGATTCTGCGCGGCATCGAGACCACGCTGACCAGCCGTCTCAATCAGCAGCGCGGCACGTCGCCGCTGGGCGAATACCACAGCCAGGGCGAACTGCTCAAGGCGCTGGTGTCCGACGACACCGGCAAGGCCGAAGCGGCTCGGGAAGCCTACAATGCGCTGTTGTCCCGTGACTACACCGGTTCCGTAGTGGCGGACGCCGACCCGCAACCCA